GCGGCAACATCCAGGTTTATAGGCCATTTCGGCCCTCCAGCTTTCGCTCCCCGCCAATTTAACGGGGGTTCAAAAATAGAAAGAAGTGTAATCTCTGCTGGATGTTATCCCAAGCAGTAGACTCGTACCTTCTTATAACCACTAACGCTAGGGAGGTCCAATAACTTACACCCATCCTTGTCCTCTTTCAAGGGGGAAGGCGCAAGCGTGAACTTAGCGTTGGACACGTGCGTACCATGACGGTTGCACCTCCGATTGAACTTACCCCAGAACGGGAGTTCAACAGGGTCCATTCGAAGAGCCTCTAGAGGCTCCTCGGTAACACGGCGGTAAGCCGCGTACAGTGGCAAGACGTGTTCCGACATCCCGTCGGCTTCGGAGTGCCTCTCGACAGTTCCTACAAACGTCTCAAAGAAGTAGCCTGTGTAGCCATTGGCTTCCATGGCTTTCGTGCGCCGCATGGGGTGATCCCCCAGCAAGTGCCCGTCACCATAACCATCTGGACCAAACAACCTGCAAACGACTCGTTCTTCGGTAACCCTAAGGTTTTCATCGAAGTGGACGATAATCGCATTTTCCGGAATCAGGCTTAGGACCCTATCCGCCATATGTTGCAGGCCGCGCCGCACGTAGTAGTTGTGCAGCACGTACAGACTCCGCCCGGATATCCACTCCTTCTGGAAGTGGGGCCGAACGTCGATACCCCAAATGTAGTCGCTTCCGCAGGACTCTCTGAAGGGCCCTGAAAGGAAGCTCTTCTCCTGATTCACCTTGAAGCCGAGGCATGTAAGGACCTCGATCAACACCTCTGCTCTATCGGTAGGGACAATTATGTCATCCCCATAGACAGAGACATCTGCGTCCTTCTCACAAACAGACGCAGCGAGACCCCAGAAGATCAGGGTCTCCAAAGGAAAGGTAAACCCGTTCCCCATGCTCGAGAATTTCTCCTGAGCTAGCACAGACCCATTAGGCATCTGCACTTTCTTGGAACGAAGTCGGGCCAAAAATACGGCCCAATCTAAGGGAAGGCATTCATACACGGTCTCTAATGCAACCGTGTCAGATGCAGACGACAGGTCCAGCGTTGCTAATGCGCCGGTTAACGACCCTTCGAGGGCCCGTCTTTGGTTGACGGACTGGTCCCGTATGTCGATACCAAACCTCCGCAAACGCCGCGCCATGTAATCACCAACAGCTAACTGGGCCATAACATTCAGCCCAGGCTCCTTGTTGATAGAGCGCTTCGTCTTGAAGTTCTTGGGGACGAAATCCATGATAGCCTCGACGATCTCGAGGTTCACGGACTCCCACTCACGTCCCTCCTCATCCATCCTGTAAAGGGATGAATGGATTTCGGTGAGGTGGGGAAGTTCTTCCAGCATAACTTGCGCTGCCGTAATGAACTCCTCGCTACACTGAAGTCGTGCGCTTAGTTTTGTTCTTGCGCACGCTTCTCGTTTTCTGGTTGCTACTGTGGAACCAGGGCCGAATCGGTACTGTAGCTCGCTGAACGCGGGAACAGGACCTAAAACCTTCGCGATTTTACGCTGTGCAGCGTGGATAGCCGCACAAACGCGAGGGGAGAATGAAAACTTCCCTTCACGCGAGAGCCTCAGAGTCTCGTTTGTAAGCTTACAATCCGCCTCGGCTTCGAGCGCCTTTTTAAGGGCGACCGCCTCGGTGTCTATGCCTAAGTCAAGCTCCTCCAGTTTGCTGAAGAAGGCAATGACCTGACGCGTGTTGTAGAGTTCTCTTGCGGCAAGCTGTTCGGCTTCCCGTTCCAAGTCCTCGAGACACTCGTCAGTTAGCGAGCACGGACCTTGCAGCGTTTCTTCCAGCGCTGTGACCTGGCATATATCCCAGAGCGGGTGGTCCTCCGCGAGGAGGAGCTCCGCTTCGTGACGTAGCCGTTGGAGATGCCGAGCTTTTGACTCGACAAACAGCGACAGGTCGATCTCGGTCTCACACACACCACGTATATCGCCTCCCCATTTCTTTGTGAGGAGTGCTGTCAATCGCTGCCGATATGGGCCAGCGAGGCGTGCATGTGAGAGTGCCAGATCCCTTAGTACATCAAGAGAGTCAGGCGACGGTAGAACTTCTAACCAATTAGCAGAAACTAACATATAAACCTCCATGAGAGTAAAAGTTAGAAGTACACAACCCTAATCTACGGCTTACGCCGTACCGACTTACGTCGGCATGAGCAGTTGGTCGAACAGCTCAGGGACGGGTCCCGTGGTGATGGGCGCAACCGAGGTTGCGATGCTCCCAAGCACGTTGGTGCAGAGTTGGCGCACAAGGCGTCGACCATTGACGACCCCACGTTCGTGGAAGTAACCAACAGCCTCTACAGTGTCCGTGTAGGCCACTTTCGGTGGAGCAGTGTAACCCATACTGTTCTGCCCCGCGATAGATTCCATGATAGGAACCTCAGCGCGAGCGGATACCCGAAACACCCCTGAGGGGAGCTTCCGCTTGGTCAAAGTAAGCCGGATCTGTGCATAGTCAGGGACGCCCGCGAGGGACTCCTTGTACCGTGCAATCACCGTACCAGTCTTCGGGTCACGTTGGATATCCTCACCCACCAAGGTGTGGGTAACAGGTGTAGCAGCACCGTCGAAAACGGTGATATTGGCAAGTTGAGCCATCTTTTCTTCTTCTTTTTAAGGTTAAGCGGGTGCCTTAATGGCCGCAGGATGCGCCTCGAAGAGGACCTCTAGTTAAGACCGCGACGCGACGCAAACTCCCATGTCGATGTACTGACATGTCGGTTTGACGTCACGGATGGAGCGTTACGAACTGGATTTCCCCTGAGCCCCGATAGCAAGGCAAGGGAGTTCGCGCACCGACGCCAAGACATGGCTTCTCCAACCCCTTTAAAACGGGGGGGTGCAACACTCTCCGGGTTGATCAGAGCGCGTGAAAAGAACTTGCGCCTGATTCGATATTCGCCTAGCGTCCCCAGTTGAACAGGGTTCACCATGCCGGTGGGATCGAAAGAACCACCATCGATCGACCAGTAGTGGCTAGCACTCCGGTACCACGTCCCGCCAGGAGCTAGTGACGAGACGGATCTAGCAGAGAGGTAATCGCCGATCGGCATAAACCAGTCGACGACGAATGACCAGGGGAGTAACTCCCAGGCCAAATTCTCAGGGTTTTCTAGACCCCAAGACGCGGTCCAAGGCGGGGAGGTCCCCTCCTTAAACTTTACCCCCCATTGAACGCGCTCAATCGACTTTTGCCGAAAGCGACACCCTGCTTGTGGCGAGGACATCGAGAAGCGATTCAACGTGTTGCTATTCGCCTTATAGGTTCGATAAAGCGGTTCGGACATGTAAGAGGCGAGAGCCTCCGCTGCCGATTTGACATCCCCCAATAGAGGGAGCCAACCATACTGTAGAGCCAACCAGTTGTTGGATACAGCCTTCTCCGTCATACTCTTGTCGAAAAGAGCTGGCGAAGGGGGTGGCCGACGAGATTGTGGGCGGCCTCTCACGAGGTGTCCCCACGCATCAAGGAGGTCTCTAGGGTCGCGACGAGCCGACCGAACAGACTTCAAAGCCATAGCTACGCGATGTGCTGCATCAGTAATTAGCTCCAGGTTTTGGTGCATTGTACCGATGGCGACCGACGCATCGAAAGTCGAGCCAACGATCTTGGAACGCAAGCGATCCAAGGCCTTGTAGTCCTGTTCGGGACCACCGGCTGGAATATCGATTCTATGACCTGCCCATTGTCCCGTCATAAAGACCGAGGACAACAGATCACACCTGCCGTAAAAACGGAGGCCCAGAGTGTCGTCTGCTATGTAGACATTCGGGATGATGTTGTCAGTCCGTTCCATTGTGTATGGATTAATAGACGACTTATCACGGATAGGTTTCCCAGCAGGGATGTCGAGTTGCCAGAAGCTTTGCTTAACGCCATTGCGTCCGACATAGGTATGCCTTTTCCTAGGCGCTTTTCCGGTTTTCAACGGTCCATCAACACCGGTGGTGATGATGTAATTGTCGATCCAGTCGGCGTAGGGGTCAGGTCGTCCTCGACTACGGTCCCAGTTCTGCGATGACATGCAGAGCCCAGCTACTTCAGGTCTGGCGAAAGCTCGGGCAATAGGAGCCCCGAATCAAGCCATTTTTCCACGACCTTCTCAACGATTCTCATTGTGTCTGCCTGATGCATTATTAGCACCAGAATCAGGGCAACGCAGAGAGCAATTGCTAACCACTCATAAACCTTCATGGACTAACCTTTCGTCCACTAGGACAGAGTGGCCCCGAACAGGGGACCGCTGAGGAAAGAGGGGAGCTACCCCTCCCCATGCCCACCGCGGTAGTCTACAGACTCCGGTTACCCGGTTCCGCAAACAGATACCCGTACACCAAGATAGCTAATCCTGATGCCCATAGCACAGTCCCCCTTAGGCTAACTAGCCTAAGAACGCGAG